CCGGAATGACTGTCAACAATTACATCACTGTCAACGGCGCGGAGGATCCGGAGGCGTGGGCGTCTCAATTCGCGCGCCGCCTGCAGATGATGGCGCGGACGGGAGGAGCATAAATGGCCATTAGCGTAAGCACCAAAGCCCCGACCGGGCTTTCTATTGCCCGGGCGGGGTGGAAGTACACTTTCTCATGGAAATTTGGCGACGCCAATTATAGCGCCGGTCAGATTCTGCAATACAGGACCAGCGCCGCTAAAAAGGGCAAGTGGACCGCCGTAAATATCAGCGCGTCGGCCACCTCTAAGACGGTCACGCTGTCCTCGTCCGCTTACAAGCCGACGACAAAGAAAGAGCTTTCCTGGGTCGAGTTCCGCGTCCAGGGACGCCGCGCAAGATACAACCAGGATTCTAAGGACTACGAACCGACTACAAGCACCTGGGCGGTCAAACGGCTGAACCTGCGGGAACCCCGCAAGCCGTCACTGTCTGCGGAGCTTACGGACCTGTCTAACGTATGTGTGTTCGAGTGGGATTTGGAAACGTCCGCGTCTGATTCCAGGCCGCTGTCCTATGTGCAATACCAGTCTATCCTCGTGCAGTCCACGATCACGTCCGGAGCAAAGCTCAAGTGGTCGTCCAATAACGCCGGATGGCGGGCCGGGACCGGCAACGCCTCCGGATCTGTAAGCATTACCGAGGAGACGACGACCTTAGCGGGCGGACCTTTTGCGCGCTGGGTCCGCGTCCGCAGCGTGGGACCCGCCGGCGCGTCTGCTTGGCGTTATGCCAAACACGTCTATGCTGTCCCGTACGCGCCGAAGATCTCCGCGGCCGAATACAAGACCCGGGGGACCACAACTGTGATCAGCGCGACCTGGACGGCTAAAACGGACGGTCTGCATCCGATCGACTATACAGAGCTCGAGTACCTGATCGCCACGCCGGCCGCAGGCTTTATATGCCCCGCAGGCGGCTCCTGGCAGGCCATTAGCACGACAAAGGACACGGGCGGGACCGATGCGGCACGGGGGACCATTACTGACGCTGTGGGGCTCGACAGGTGCCTGTGGGTCCGCGTCGTGGCTCACCACGATAACGATTTCGCGGCATCCGCTCCGGCGCTTGTCCGCGCCGGGACGCTCACCGCGCCGTCCGGCCTGACCGTGACTATTAACGACAGCGCCCATACGGCGACGGTCGCGGCTTCCAACGAGTCGGACGTCCCGGACGCATTTTTAGCGGTTATCTTTAGGACGCAGGACGCGGCGGACGCTCCGATCGTGGTCGGCATTATCCCGGCCGGCTCGACTGATCCCGTAACGGTCCAGCTCCCTGATTGGGGGACCTCTCAATATATCCGTATATCGGTCAGGGCCTACCAGGGGGCCTACACGGCGAAGCCTGGGGAGACCACGGCCGATGTTACGTCATACGCCATAACTTACAATATGCAGTCCGTGGCGGTCTCCTACGGCGGGAATATCCCTGTAGCGGCGGAAGGCCTGACCGTGGAGGCATCGGAAACGGCCGGCGAGGTCGTGCTGACCTGGGAATGGTCGTGGGCTGCCGCAACGGCGGCCGAGATCTCGTGGAGCTCAAACCCGCACGCGTGGGAGAGTACCTCGGAACCCAATAACTATATCGTAACCCGAGCAAATGCCGCCTTGTGGCGCGTGTCGGACCTCGAGGTAGGTGTCCGATGGTATTTCCGCGTCCGCCTCATGCAGCTGATCGATGGCGAGTATACATACGCGCCTTACTCCGAACCGGTTAATATTGATCTTTCAAGCGCTCCCCAGGTGCCGGTGCTCTCTTTGTCGGCCAACGTGATCACGGAGGCCGGATCGCTTACGGCTTCCTGGGCGTATACATCGACGGATGGGACGCCGCAGGCGCAGGCCGAAATATGCGAGGCCACATTTGCCGGAGACGGCTCCGTCGTCTATGGCGAGATCATTGCCCGCGAGACCAGCGGCCTTACGCGGACATTTTCCGCGGCTGAGGTCGGGTGGGCGACCGGCGAAACACATTATTTATGTGTGCGTGTGATCTCCGGATCTGGCAACGCGTCCGGATGGAGCGACCCCGCCCAGGTCTCTGTCGCGGATCCGATCACGTGCGAGATTACCTCGACTTCACTTACTACCGTAACGCTCACCGACGACGCCGGCGAGGCTCGGGAGGTCCTGTCAATGACCGCGTTCCCGCTGTCCGTCACTGTGACCGGCGCGGCCGAGGACGATACGACCAGCTTAATTATTGAGCGGGCCGAAGATTACGAAATGGACCGCCCGGACGAGTCCATGCTGATCAATTACGCCGGCGAGACGGTCTGCATTTATTCGCAGACCGGTGCGGGCGTGATCACGATAGACCAGGATGATCTAATCGGCGTCCTGGACGACGGGGCAATCTACAGGCTGATCGCAGCTGTAAATGATTCCCTCGGGCAGTCCGCGTCCGCGTCCGTGGATTTTGAAATTCACTGGTCGCACCAGGCTCTAATCCCGTCTGCAACGGCCGTTGTATCCGAGACGGACTTTGCAACCTTCATTACTCCGGTTGCGCCGCCTGGGACCGCTGAGGGCGATACGTGCGATATTTACCGGCTCAGCGCTGACCGTCCGCGACTGATCTATTCCGGCGCGGAGTTCGGTACGACATACGTTGATCCCTTCCCGGCTGTGGGGCCACAGGGCGGCCACCGCGTCGTCTTCCGGACTGCGGCGGGCGATTATATCACCGCGGACAATAAGATAGCCTGGTACGATTCAGGCGCCACGCTGGCGTCTGATTATAGCATTATTGATTTTGGCGCCGGCCGGCTCTTGCTGGAGCACAATATCGAGCTTTCATCCTCTTGGAAAAAGGATTTTCAGCAGACCGCCTATTTAGGCGGATCTGTCCAGGGCGATTGGAACCCGGCGGTCCTTCGTACCGGGAGCATAGACGCCACCGTGGCAACGGATGATCCGGAGACAATTACGACCCTGCGGCGCCTGGCTGATTACCCGGGCATCTGTCACGTCAGGACGCTTGACGGCAGTTCTTACGCCGCGGACGTCCAGGTCTCGGAGAGCCGGGCATACTCGACCGCCGGAAAGCTGGCCGAGTTCACGCTCAAGATCTCGCGCGTCGATAGTCAGGACCTCGATGGAATGACATACGCGGAATTTATCCGGGGGGAGTGATTTTATGGAATGGGCTAAAGGCTATTCTGCCTCTTACTCGATGCGGATAGTCAATCCGGCGACGTGGCGGTCGGCCGAGCCCCTCGAAATTGTTGAGGGATCGGTCAACCGCCAAATTTCCGCACTCATGGAATCCGCCGACATTACCTGCCGGTCTTTCCCCGGCGAGATAGAGCGCTGGATCCGCGTCTACATGGACGCCAGGCAGGACAATGGGGCATCCGCCCACGTGGCCGTGTTTACTGGCCTTGCGACCTCTCCGGAAGTCTCCTACAACGGGCGGAAGATCGAGCACCCGCTCGAATGCTATTCCGTCTTGAAGCCCGCGGAGGACGTCCTTCTCCCGCGCGGCTGGTATGCCCTGGCCGGCCGGAACGGTGCGGAAGTCGTCAGAGATCTGCTGTCCGCGGGGCCCGCGCCCGTCGAAATCGACGGACCGGCGCCCATTCTTAGCAGCACGATTATAGCCGAGGACGGTGAAAGTAATCTGTCGATGGCTCACAAAGTCCTATTGGCTATGAATTGGCGGCTCCGGATCAGCGGCGAGGGTGTGATCACCATATGCCCGCAGGCGTCGGATCCGTCGGCGCGGTTCGGTGAAAACTCGGCCGACTGCATAGAGACGGCCGTTGTTAGACGTCTTGACTATTTTTCATGCCCAAATGTATTTAGGGCAGCCCAGGGGGATCTCTACGCCGTCGCGGTGGACGACGACCCGGACAGCGCTCTTTCGACGGTCTCGCGTGGCCGCGAAATATGGGCCGAGGAGCTGTCGCCGGCCCTCGCTGATGAAAGCCTGGGGACCTATTCCAGGCGCCGGCTGAAATCCCTGCAGGAGGTCGCTCTGACGGCCAAATATACGCGGCGCTATCATCCGGATGTTGTGTGCGGCGACCTTGTGGAGCTCAATTATCCCAGGCAGGGCCTTGTGGGCCTTTACCGCGTGACAAATCAGACTGTGGACCTGGGATATAATGGCCGGACGGCCGAGGAGGTGGCAAAGCTGTGAGCTATATTAACAAGACGGTAACTATAT